CATACACCGGAAGCGGCGGCGGATTCCAGGGAAACGGGCCGCTCTTGAGCTATGGCAACAAGCACAGCGGCGGGATCGTGGGCGAGTTTACCGGGCTGTCCATGGTTCACCCTTCGGTGTTTAACAATGCTAAGCGCTTCCACAGCGGCGGGCTGGTAGGGAATGAAGTCCCCATTGTGGCGCTTAAGGGCGAAGAGGTATTGACCGAGAACGACCCGAGGCACGCTAAAAATTATCGCGGGGGCGGAAATGTCATTGTGAACATTACAACCCCACCAGGAACCAAGGCTTCAGAAAGTCGCCAGGAAACCCCGAACGGAACACAAATAAACGTACTGATTGAGCAGATAGAGGGGGTTATGGGCAACAACATAGCCAGGGGCGGCGGGCTTTCATCGGTGCTTGAACGTCAATATGGGCTGAATAGATCAGCGGGAGCGCTATAGAATGCCAGCATGGCCAGACACACTACCCAAACCACTTGCGGGCGGATTTGGCTTCGAGAATGTTGACCCGGTTGTAAGAACCGAAATGTCATCGGGGCCAAAGCGGGCGCGCAGGCAGTTTACACAAACGACTGACAATTGCGCAATGCAATGGCTGTTCGAATCTGACGCGCAGCTTGCCACCTTTGAAAGCTTTCACAAGCACGACCTAAACGATGGGGCCGCGTGGTTTGATGGGCCGTTTAAAAATGGCATGGGTGCATCGACCGTTCAGATGCGGTTTGCAGGGCCGTTCAGCGTGGCCTATGTCAGCGGAAAATGGCAGGTAACAGCCAAGATGGAAATCAAAAACCGACCAGTAGCAAGCGCTTAATTATGCCAAACAATACGCTATCAGCAGCCATAAAAGAGGCTTACGCCTCGTCGCCGAGTGATGAGGTTATTATTCACACCCTTGAATTCAGGCACCCGGCTTTTCTTAACGAATCAAACCAGCCGGATTCTATCCGCGTGGTGCGGGACTATCGGGACTGGGAAGCAAAACTTGAGGCCGACGCACCGCTTCATGCTGGAACCTTCCAGCTTTTTGTTGGGTTCGCTTTCGACTTCAGCATTCCAGGCGTCGAAAAGTCATCAGCGCCAGCGATTGAAATCACTATCGACAATGCATCAAAGATCGTCATTGACCAGCTAGACGCGGCCATTGTGTTGCCGGGCAGTCTTGAGGTCACATACCGCCCTTATTTGCTGTCTGATATAGATGGCCAGGGCAGGCTAAACGAACCCCACATGATCCCTGTTTTAACCCTTAAAGTCGATTCAATAGATGTTACAGACTTACAAATCACTGCGATTGCCAGCGTGGGTGATTATGCAAACAAGCGATTCCCAAACGAGGATTACACCGCCACAAGGTTTCCGGGGTTGATTAGATGATTCACTGGGCAAGTCAATACATCGGCAAGCCGTGGGAATCCGGGGCACAGGGGCCGGACGCTTTCGATTGTTACGGCTTTTTTCGCCATGTTCAGCGCGAACATTTCGGGATCGAGGTTCAAATAGTAAACGTGGACGCTGGCAGCATTGCGGCGACTGTCAGGGCTTTCGATGATAAGGGGCGGTTTGATGGCTGGAGGCAGGTTGACGAGCCCGCAGACGGTGACGCTGTTTTGATGAGCCAAGCCAGACACCCCTCACATATCGGCGTATGGATCATTGACAGAGCGCTTGGCATCAATGGCGCTTTGCATTGTGTTGAAGGGGCCGGGGTTATTTACTCAACCCCGCAGGCGCTCAGACATGACGGATGGGGAAAACAAACATTTTGGAGAAATGAAAAGTGGGCGTAATAGTTAGGTCTTATAACCCGTTAAATTCCAGGCATGATAAAGAGGTTTTTAAACTCGATTCTGAGCTGTCAATTAACGATTGGCTGGATCAAAACAAAGTAACCTTTTCAGCGCCGACCATTTGCCTTAAAAATGGTGAAGCACTTTTACGGGCCGACTGGGATCAAACCATAGGCCAAAATGACATAGTGGCTTTTGTAGAGCTTCCGCAGGGCGGCAAAGGCGGCTCAAACATCCTGCAAGTATTGCTGATGGTAGTGGTTGCAATTGCGGCGGCGTTTACAGGCGGCGTTGTGGCGGCGGCTTATGGGACTGTCGCTGGGGCTGTTGCTGGTGCGGCGGTTGGAATTGTTGGTAACTTCCTTGTATCGCTGATTGTGCCAGCGGGCAACGGGCTGTCAAACCTTCAAAGCCAGGACGCAGCCGCAGCAAGTCCGACTTACAACCTGCAAGCGCAGGGCAATTCAGCCAGGATAGGCGCCCCCATTCCGGTAATTTATGGAAAGCACCGCGTTTACCCTGATTATGCGGCCATGCCATACACCGAATATAAAGACAACGAGCAATATTTGTACATGTTGCTGTGCATAGGCCAGGGCGACTATGACATTTTGGACATGCGGATCGAGGACACCCCGATTTCATCGTTTGAAGAGGTCAGTTATACGATTTACGGGCCAGGGGCTACGGTCACAAGCTTTCCAACCAGGGTTGAGGTATCCGGGGAGGTTTCGGGTCAGGAATTGATTTATAACAATTACGTCGGGCCGTTTTTTGTAAATGCTGAAGATACAGAAATCAACAAAATAGGCGTCGATATTGTCGCGCCTTATGGTATGTACTATGCAAACGACCTTGGAAAAATGGACACAAGATCGGCAACATTTCATATTGAGGCGGCATTGTGGAACCCGTCAACAGGCGCTTTCGGGCCTTTTATTGTTTACCTTACAAGAACTATAGGAGGAGCAAGCCCAACAGCCATCAGAAAATCGTATTCGTTTGATGTTGCAAAGGGGCGCTATGCAGTAAGGGTTAAGCGAGTTAGCGCCGACGATACAAGCGCCAGAGCCGGGGACACTATTATTTGGGCTGGAATGCGCGGATATGTTCCAGGGGTGCAAAATTACGGCAACATCACCACGCTGGCGGTAATTGCTAAAGCCACAAATAACCTTTCAAGCACGTCAAGCAGGCGGATCAATTGCCTAGTGCAGCGGCGGCTTAAAACATGGAGTCCGACGCAAGGATGGAGCAATACCGCCACCCCTAGCCGGTCGATTGCTTGGGCAATTGCCGACGCGGCTAAAGCCGATTATGGTCTTAAGCTTGTCGATTCGCAGATTGATTTACAGGGGCTTTTTGACTTAGATCAATACTATGCCAGCCGTGAAGCGTTGTTTGGAACCGGGAAAGGCGACTACTGCGACATAGTTTTCGACAATAAAATTTCAGCGCTTGAGGCGCTTGGTGCAATTGCTCAGTGCGGGCGGGCCATCGTCATTACTCAGGGGTCTTTGATACGGGTTATCAGAGACACCCAACAGGCGCTTCATACTGCGATGTTTTGCACCCGCAATATCGTCAAGGGATCGTTCAGCGTTAAATACCTTATGCCAAACGGACAGTCGGCGGATTCGGTTATCGTTGAATGGATCAATAAGGACACCCTAATGCCCATGGAAACATTAGCGGTTTTACCGGGCGAAACCAGCGCCAATCCGGCACGGGTCAAGATCCAGGGGATAAGCCACGAGGCGCAAGCGTGGCGCGAAGGCATCACCCATGCGGCGGCTAACCGGTATCGCCGAAAAGTCATCACGTTTCAGACCGAGCTTGAGGGACATATCCCCACAGTCGGCGACCTAATCGCCATCAGCTACCCAATGGTCAACTGGGGTATTTCTGGCGAGTTGGTTGATTTTGGTATGGACGAATTAACCCTAAGCGAACCCGTCAACGCTGAGGCTGGTAGTTTAATTTTGCTAAGGAAGCCAGACGGCAGCACCGCAGGGCCGTTTGAATGCGAGCCACATATCAGCGGCGACCCTTATAAAATAACCTTTACTTCAATACCCAGCTTGACACCTTTGCCGACATTTTTAGGGTTCGACCCGGTTGTTACGGATGAAAAGGAACGAACCTATTTTGCAATAGGCAAGGCACAGGAAATTTATATCAGTGCCAGGGTGCTTCCGCCAATCAGGCCACGCGGCTTGAACCTTGTTGAGATTACCTGCACCAATGAGGCAATAGAAGTTCACCAAGCCGAAACCGGAACCGTTCCAGCGCTTCCAGAGCCGTGGCAGCTTCCCAAAAAGATCACCAAGCCAGTAATAACCCGGCTGGACGTAACCCATGCAGGCACGGCGGAAAATCCTGCACTTTTGCTGTCATGGAATCCAGCAGCGGGCGCGGATCATTACATAATTCAATCGTCAGCCAATAATATCGACTGGGTTACACATCCAGATACAGCGTCAACCAGCACGAATATTCGAGTCGAGCCGGGGCCGGTTTGGGTCAGGGTCGCGGGCGTAGGATTGGCGCGGGGCGATTGGGCAACATGGAGCGGGACGGCTGGCCTAATACCCCCACCGGGCGACGTTACCGGGCTGGCATCAGTTGAGCCATTCACCGGATCAAAAGCCAAAATAAAATGGTTGCCAGTTACCAGGGCGACAAGCTACACGGTTGAGGTTTGGGCGGCGGGAGTTCAGCGGCGATCAATCAGCACAGCGGCGACGGCTTTCGAATACACCGACGAGGACGTCAAAAAGGACGGCGGGCCATGGCGCTCGTTGACATTCATGGTATCGGCCAGCAACGGCCAGGGGTCATCGGTCAACAAGGCGCAAATCACCATGTCAAACCCGCAAATCGGAGCGCTGTCGGGCGTTTCGTTTTTTGCCGGAATCAAGATGGCAGTTATCACCTACACCCGACCCAGCGAAACGGACTGGGACGGCGTTTTAGTCTGGATGAGTCAAACGTCAGGCTTTACGCCAAGCGGAACAGAGCCAGGAACAGGGAACTGTATTTATGCCGGGAAGGATCAAACAATAACCATTCCAAGCCTTGTAGAAAATGTACCGCATTATTTTGTTTTGGCGGCTTATGACTCGTTCGGGCGCGACTCGCTGAATTTTACAGCCGAATATACCGCCACCGTTTCAAGTATTAACGCTATGACACCGGATGAAATTAAAACCGGGCTTCAGCAAGCGCTTGATAATGCATCATCGCCCTTGGTTTTCAATGCTGAAGCGTTCGCTGTCAATATTAACGGAATAGAAAAACCACCTTTTATCATTGGATCATTGAACGGCAACGCGGCGGTTTTGCTTGATGCAGATGTCGGTATTACGGGCAGCGTCAGCGCAAGCCAGTTAAAAACGGGCCGGATGGCGGCAACCGAAAACCTAACCATAGGCAACGGAAACGCGGTTATTAATGGCAACGGCTCAATGATCGTCTACAAAGATGGCGACTCAGTGGCTAACCGCGACTATGCCTTGCTGACTGGCGGCAACCTGACTTTTCAGCGCTTCAGAGGCGGGCAGTACCGGGAATCTAAAAGCGTCAGGCGGATCGAGCTAGGTCAGGCCAATTCCGGGCAGACCGTTTTAATCGACGGTTACTGGGATTCGCAACCTACCATCATGGTTTCACCGGCAAGCTTGCAGAGCTACAACGCGGCGCAGAATCAAAGCTCACAAACATGGTCGATCAGGGCGCAAAACTTGCACGAAACAGCGCCAGGTTCTGGACAATGGCAGTTCGACGCCATCGCAGAACTTGACTATGCGGCCAATGCGGGAAACATTACAGTTGCCAGCAATTCGGGGGCGCTTAATGTTGACGGCTGGTATTCGGCGGAAAGCATACTACCGGCTAACACCGCGACAGTGACAGTGGCCGTTCAGGTTTCAAGCGTAAGGGGCGACGGCATTTCGACGCATGGCTATTTTTACCGGTCTGTCGATTGGTACATTCTAGGCTGGAACGGCACAGGCTGGGACTGGCTGATAGGCAAAACCATTAATATTTCGGCGGCGGATCATGGTCAGATTGTCGTTGATACCAATTCCGTTAATATGGGAGGTAGAACCAAGATTTTGCTTTATTTTGTAGCCAGGGACACGGACAGCACAAAGTATTCAAGGGGGATTGACGAATATAATTACAGTCAGGCAACCGTTCCGGTAAGCCCGACAACAAACATGACAGTAACAAACGACAACCAATATACAACTGTCACAAAAGTCCTGCACATGCCAGTTTGGACTGTTGACCCTAATTGGGAAAATTACGCGACTCGTTACATGGCCACATGGAATCAGGACGAGTTTTATTCTGACGCCACAATGAAAGTTTTTGCCAATGGCATCCAGGTTGTAAGCACTAGCGATAGGTCAAACACTAGATCGGGGAGCTACGATTCTGGAGTTTCAAACGGCGCTTACAATCGAGACTTTTGGTCAATCAGGATAGTATCAGGGCAACAATACGGGGCGGGCGACTTTACGCTAACCCCAACATCAACAACGGCATATTTGCGACAAAAGCTTTTAAATAGCGCAGCAGCTCAAAATAACTACACTTTTCAGAGCTATTCGTGGGCTGTTTCCGGATCGTCGTCAATTGCTCAGGGGTCAATGAATTGGGTAGCAATAGGGGATTAAATGAGCATATATGAACAGGGTTATATCAGCATAGCAAACGGGAGCATTCAAGCTGAGGGGTTTGGGACGCGCTGGCTAAATTACGTTAAGCCGGGCGACACTATAACTATAAATGGCAATACCTTTACAGTTTCGTCAGTTGACGACAATCATTTGCTTAAAATCAACGAGGCTTATTCAGGCGCTACTCAAGACAGAGCAAAGTATTACATTACTAAGGCGGCTTATGCTGAGTCGCTGGCTGAAGCGATTGTCAGGGTTCACGGCGAGATTGACAGGGTTTCCGGAATAACACGGCTAAGGTTTATAACCGTTTCAGCGGGACAAGAAGTTACTTATATTGCCAAGCTGGAAGATGCTAAGGCTTATATTGCAGCGGGCTACCCTACCAATTCAGCGCCTTATGTTTGGGTGCATAACGAGGCAATTGCCACCGGAGCCACGCCAACGCAAGTAGCCGATTTAATCGTTTATACAGCGGGGCTATGGTCAGCCGTTGGGTCGCAGGTCGAAGGCGCAAGGCAGGCGGCAAAAATGGCCGTTTCCGCAGCGGGATCGGTTCAGGACATGGAGGATATACTAGGCGATTTTAAGGTC